TCCGTCTAATACCTGCAGAGTGCCACGTACACCGTAGTTGTCATCTGAATATGCGATTTCATCTGTACCCTCACCACTAGTAACTGCAACTGTGTAATTATAGTAAGTGGCAGGCAAATCTAGCAAGTCGTTGTCATCTAGTGTTACAAGTGCCTGCCCTTTAGCGGCGTTATGTATTGTAGCAGTGGTTGTACTATAAACAGTGTTAGTCTCTGAATTGAGAATGTTTAGTTTAATATCTCTACTACTAATGTTAATTGGTTTCTGGTCTTGGTTCTTAACTTCTATTAAGAATTTGTTTGCTACACCACGGTAGGCTTTTATGTCTCTATTATACACGCTCACAGTCCTTCGGTTAGTTTCCAAAAGTTCAACTATTTGGCAAGGTATTTTTTGCCTATATAAATATTGGGTAATGAATTGCATATTGTATTTATTGTGTTAGAGTCTAAAATTCAAGAATTGCTTGACAAATATCCATTCCTAAGTTTCGTGGTCTATGGAGGCAACGACTATATAGGCATAATACAGAACTACGACGAAGTTATCACCACAATTTACGATTATTCTAACCTTAAGACACAAGAAGAGCGTCTCAAATTTATCGAACTAGCAGAAACATGGTGGTGGGAATCAAATCGCATGATACCTATTAATGTTTTCCTTAAACAAGAATGGCATCGATATAAGCCTTGTTTAAAAACTTTTAATAGTAAAGATGTAGTAATAAAATACGGTCCACAGTTAAGTCTCAAAGACTTGTCTAAAAAACGTACAAAACGTAGAGCAATTACCTTAGTTCGAAAGATGAACTAAGTTCATATGTACTACGACCAAGTACGCATAACTTGTAGCATGACTTTTCTTAAAATAGTAACTGCCATCTGCTGGCTTTGTCCACACTTCTCGATTAATAGTAGCCCAGTCTTTGTTTAACAAATAACGTTTACTGGGACGTATTATAGCAAGTACCGCCGCCATGTCGTCTACTGTTTTAGGCTGTAGTTTTTGTAGGATGTCGTAGTGATTACCAATGTGTATAATTTTTTCAACAAACTCTGGATCACTAAGTTTGTGCCAGGGAGGCTCAAGATTCATTAACACATCAAGTTCTTCTTCACTGTGTATTTGTTGGTAAACACTAACATTAAGAAAGTCTAGTTTAACGTAACCACGTTGCTCTGCTTCTTTGTGATCGATACTTGCTAGTCGTGTAATTGGATGCTTGGGTATGTTATTAACGTACACACCTGTGTTGTGTGGTACAACTTCGCCATCACGATGTATGCTGGCAGGTATGTGTTTGACATGCTCTAATATCTTTTCTCTGTCGCCAAAGTCTATGTCAATATCTGCTTGAAACTTCATAGTCCGATGTCCTTGAGTGCCTGCTTAACCCATTCTGTGTCTGCTACGAAGTCAGTAAACCTACGTTGCCAGTAGTCAGGATCAATATATGGGTAAATTATCTGCAACTGTTCTTCGTTTAATGTGTCTAAAAAGTCTACACCACTTTCACAATTAAATACTAACCATGCACTTACTCTACCTGTGCTGATGTGATGACATATACGGTTACTGTTAGCGTATCTAAAGTAGTCTCTGATGTTATTTTTTAGTTCTGGATGTTCTTCGCAGTAGTCTAACATTTCTTTTACACCACGTTCCAGTGCATCTTGTGCTTGTTCACGTTTGACGTAGGGTAACATCCATTCTTGGTACAATTTGTCTTTGCACCAGTGGTCAATCTTTTTGTTGTTTTGTAGCAACCACTCACAAAAGTTCATAAAGTTTATAGCACGTATACCTGTACAATAACGTCCAAACTTTACAAATGCGTTGTAGTAGGGACTCTTACAAAAATCTGCATAGTCTTTGTTACGTGCAGAACCCTGTGTTATTTCATAAAAACGTTTGTATGCTCTTAGACCAAACTGTACACCTGTTTCAGACTCTTGTTGCACTCTGCGTTTTGGTTCGCAAAGATGAGCCGCAAGTGTAGATTCCTTGCGATAACTTTTGTCACAATACTTACAGGTGTAACTCATGTTGTCTAATATATCGTTCTAAATAATTGTTTATTTCTTCATGTTTGCCAGGTTCTCTATGCTTTATTTCATCAGGTGCTCTGGAATATGTTGTGTAAGGAACACCTTGGTCATGTTGCCATCTGATAGCACACCATCGAAAACCATCAACAATTTGTTTGCAAGGTCCTAATTTTTGTAATCTTTTAACTTCTTTATTAGAGATATTATCCCACCACTGATCTGCCTGTTGAAAAACTATAACACGATGTCCTCTAAAAAGCAAACTTTCGATCATCGATAACATTCTATATTGAAGATCCTCTAAACGATCTATCAGTGTACCAAATTCATATCGCTCACGTATTTTTATCCATTCTTGTGTATGCTTTTCAGTCCAATTTTCTCGCCATCTGTTCTTGCCAAAATATTGATTCTGTGGATTGGTCCAGGCTCCTTCCCACACTTCCTGTTCTGTAGGATATATACCGTCGTCGTAACGACAAATAGGCAATTCTTCTCTGCTAATAAAAGTCATGCCTAATACATATAATGTTCTTTTAATTGTTTCATGACTGTGCTTAAGTGTTGATCGTATTATTCTATTATTTGCACTACCTGATATGGAAATATTACCCGGCGTTAAGTTAAATCTTTGAGCCAAGTCAGCATGGCCGTTACCTTCAACGTAAGTTTGCATATAACTGCAACCATTAGTAACCAATTCAGTAATCATTTGAGTGCGTCTTTTATTTCTTTATCAGTCCAACCAAGTTCTAAAGCATGTGCTTTAAGATCATCTTTAGTGTTTATTTCTACTAGCATGTCTAGTTCATCTTCTTTAGCACTTGGATACAATTGCTGTAAGAACTTACGTTCTTTTGTGCTACTTCTACCTTTTTTAGGAGCTTTAATCCAATAGTGATATGTATTGCCCATGCCTGGACTTACAGCACTTGCACACAACCATTGCAGTTTAGGATGCTTATTAATATTAAAGAAGTCTTTGTTTAATGTCTCATTGCATCTACGCAAATAGTATTCAGCAAGATCCTGATTACCACTTACATTAGCTGTGTACTTTAGTATCAAGTAAGGACTAAACTTCTTACGTTCTTCTTCTGTAAGATCGTCGTAAAAGTCTCTGACCTTGCCATCTACCATGGCCATTTCATTTTTAATTGATAACTTGTCTACCATATTTTGCTGTAGTTAACAACTTCACTTTGTCTGCTGATGTCTTTAACAAAGTATGCGCACAAACTCTTGTCGTTGTCACTTAAAGGTACTGTTAGCATTTGTCCTGGCTTTAATTTAGGGAAGTACCATTTAACGTCTTGGTATATGTCTACTACTTCAACTGGCTGAAACTCGGGTCTGTAACTGCTCAGAGGATTAAATGTAAACACACTAAAACCTCTATCGTTAATACTTGTAAGAGGAATAACTTCTAAGTCTCCTAAATCAGGTTCACCAATAAGTATCTGCCAGTCAACAGGCATCTTAACAATGTTCTCACCAATACGCAATACCAGTGCTGGACTATTAAATGACTCCATAAAAATTAATGGGATAAAAAAGTAGTCTGGATCTTTAGGATCCGAATTGTCCAATACACTAAAACGCAGATCACCTACGTCATCAGGTATTGCGTTCATTTCAAATGATGTATTATCTAGTGTTAATATTCTCATAAAGTTTGTCGTATGCCGCCTCAGTTATGTTGTAGTAGTATTCGCCTGTTTGGTAACTCCATTCGTCTTTAACAACATCACTGTGTAAAGGGATCTCTGTAAGTGTATACCATGACTTTTCCACTATTTTATTATTATACGCTTCTGTGTTAGAAAAGTAAACCTTAGGTACATCCGTCTTTGCCACTACCTTATGTACAAACTTATGATGTACATGTCCGTAGTCGCCGTCCTCAGCATGTGTTAGTACTAAGTCATGTCCTTGTGTTACTCGCCGTATATGTTTTTCAGCTTGTGTTTGGTCGAAACTTATACCACGTTCCATGTCTCGGTAATCATCAATGTAGCCTAAAAATCTAGTTTGTATGTTTCGTTGTTGCCAAAAGTTCTTTAATTCTATAGCCCTGTCGTCGTTGTCGCTGTATGTGAGATAGCAAATGTCAAAGTCAATAAACTTACTGTGTCGCTGTATAAATCCACCAGCCAGTATGATACAATCATCTGGATGTGCCACCATTACTAGACAGTTTAAGTCGTTAGTTTCTCGAACATCCATTTATTCTGTTGCTCACTAAAATATATTCTTAAATCGCACTCTGGCTTTTCCATTAACTTACAAACGTTTTGCCATATTGTATCCGACACCCACATACTTGCGTTTTGAAATGTTGCTGTCCACATCAAGTTAAAGAATAAAAATTCAAAACGTTCTTCTATTCCTCTCATAGTATTAAACTTATGCGCAGGAATAACTAGCTCAGGAACTTGAAAAGGGTTCATGTGGTCAACTACAATTGGGCGACTCTCCGATAGTTTCTTAAGACGCAGATCATCAAACTTAGGCAACTCAAAAAATAAGTTAGGTATAGTGTTTGCTGTTTCGCCTCGGGCCTCTAACTGCATTTCTTGATTAATTGCTTCTGCAAACTCGGGATGATTACTTTCGTTATAGTTGAACGCCATGCTTTCCTGCATACAAGTAGTCCATATAGGATGATTTTTATATATGTCTGCTCTAATATGAAACTTTTCAGGAATCATATACTCGCATCTAGTACGTGCATGGTCAGCCAACCTTAACCAGTTCTCATTAAAGATGTGAGCTCCAATAGTTTCACTCACTACAACATCTGAGTGTATATCAGTTTTAAGATAGTTTTCGTTAACAATAGTAACTTTGTCTTGATACCCTAGTTTCTCTATCATGCTTTTAAGAAACTGACAACGTTTGGGACTGGCTTCTACTGCTGTAACATGTTTCGCACCATGTTTAATTGCCAGTGCTGTCAAGTATCCTGTACCAGCACCAATGTCCACAACTGTTTTATCACGTGCTATAATTTGTAATGCGTGGTCATAGAATGCATTACGTCCGTTGTCGTTAAGCATGCCGATATTTGTGCCATCATCTTCGAACCAATTAATATTGTCGCATTCATTGTTTTGATGATCTATGAATGACATTCAATAATTTCCTTATATCTTTTTGCTAGGTATGTTTGGCTTTCTACTGCACCATGATAACCTGGATCCTCACCTTCAAAGGGCCACTCGTTAGTTGCGTAAGCAGGAGTATCCTCATAGTCTAGTGTTAGACAATGGTCAGGTATAACATCTGGGAAGTGGTCTCTAACCATGTCGCTAGTCCAAAT